ACGTGTTGATATGACAGTGTTTGACACAGATGATTTAACAGAAGGCACAGTTAACTTATACTTTACAGCGTTGCGTTCTAGACAAGCATTGCAAGGCTCTACAGGCGTTACATATAACAACATTACTGGAGCAATTGCAATTGGGCAAGATATTGCACCGGCAGCAGCGCCAGTATTTGCAGGATTGCAAACTACAGGTAACACTATTTTAGGCGGCACAACAACTCAAATTAACTCACCTAACTTACGTTTTGCGGGCAATGACTTAATAATGAATTCCGATGTTACAGGTGCGCCAACAGAAGATGTTGACTTTACTATTCAACGTGGCACAGGAAACAATACTTCGATCAGATGGAACGAAACAAATGATCAATGGGAATTTTCAAACAACGGCATTACATATACTCCGTTAGGCAGTGCAAGTGTGTTTACTGGAACAACAGATGGTGTTCCAGAAGGTATAACAAACTTATACTTTACTGATGCAAGAGCAAGAGCTGCGTTAAGTGGCGGCACTGGTGTTACACTTACTGGCGCTACTGGCGTAATTGCAATTGGTCAAGATGTTGCACAATCAGCAACTCCGACATTTGCTGGAATAGTAACAACTGGATTAACTGATGCTGATACACTTTCAGTACTAGGTCAATCTGAACTTGGCGATATTATAATTACTGGTAATACTATTTCACATAGTGCTGCATCCGGAAACATTAATATTAATGCAACTGGTGTTGGCAGTGTAATATTTGGTAACCCGGTATCCGCACAGAATGTAACGTCAGGCCAATTTAACACAGACGGCATGCGTCTAAGCGGAAATAGAATACAAACAGTAGTGTCAAGTTCGGATTTAGAATTAGATGCAAACGGTGGCGGCATTGTACGAGTATTAACAGCCTTAGATATCTTAGGTGACCTAACAGTACAAGGAACAACTACTACTGTAAATTCATCAGAACTTAACATTGCTGATAATATTATTACATTGAATAGCGGAGTTACAGGATTACCTACATTAAATGCAGGCATTGAAGTTAATAGAGGCAACTTAGCAACTACAGCAATTCGCTGGAATGAAACTTCTGATACCTGGGAATTTAGTAATGACGGTATTGCGTATTCAGCATTACCTGGAAATACAACAGCATTAACAGAAGGTACAAACTTATATTATACTCAAGCAAGATTTGATGCAGCATTAGCAGCATCGACAACAGACGAGTTAAGTGAAGGAACATCAAATCAATATTACACTACTACTAGATTTAATGCAGATTTTAATAATCAAAATACTGGAAACTTAACTGAAGGATCCAATTTATACTTTACTGATGCAAGAGCAAGACTAGCAATATCAGTTTCTGGAGATGGTTCATATGATGATGCAACAGGCATCATAACTATTGATTCTCCTGTAGATAGTGTTAATGGGTTAACAGGAGTTGTTGTATTAACTACTGATGCCATTAGTGAAGGTTCAAATAATGAATACTTTACATTAGCAAAAGCACGTTTAAGTCTTGCAGGTGCTACAGGTGTTACATATAACAATGCAACTGGCGCAATTGCAATTGGGCAAGAAGTTGAAACAACTAGTAATGTACAGTTTAATAACGGTGTGTTTGATGGTACTATGGGTATCGGCGGCCAAACTATTATAACTGGAGATGTTAATACAGTTAACTATGCAGTAGATGCACAGTTTAAAATAAGAGGTGATTCTAATAATAACTTTGTACTAGGCATGGGTTACGAAACTAATGCTGACTTTGCGTTTATCGAAGTTAAAGAAACATCACAAGGCGGACGTACTCTTGCTATTCAACCAAACGGCACAGACACAGTTGGAAAAATAGCAATAGGTAAGACTACTGCACAAGCATTACTAGATGTCAATGGAACTGTTAAAGCACTTGCAGTTGATACAGCAGCGTTAAATGTTAATGAAATGTCAATTGGTGGCACACTTAACTTTAAAGATAATATTATTTCAACAGCTGATAGTAATGCTGATCTTGAATTTAGACCTCAAGGCACAGGTAATGTTTATATTCCAAATGGTAAATTTGGAATAGGTTATGATCCGACAATCTTTGGAGGAACAGATCGACCTGCAGAAGTTACATTAGATGTTAATAGTGTAGATCAACTAACAGCAGCAAGATTTAAAAATACAGACTCATCAGCTGATGCTGGTCCTTATATTAATGTTTATAGAGATTCATCTAACCCTGCTGATGCTGACTTTATTGGCGGAATTCAACTAACAGGAAATGACAACCTTGGTTCCGAAACTGCATATACTAAAATACGTTCTAAAATTATAGACTTTACAAATCCTACTAAAGCTTCACAAACAATATTTGAAAACTTAAAAAACAATGTTTATGTACAACACTTGTTTGGCAACGACGAAGTAGTATTCAATGAAACAGGCGCCGACGTTAACTTTAGAGTAGAAGGTAATGGAGCAGCTGATGCGTTGTTTATACAAGGCTCAGACGGTAATGTTGGTTTAGGAACACAAAGTCCAGTACAGCGTTTAGATATTAACGGAAACATAGGTATTGGTAGTATTACTGTTGTTACAGCAGCACGTAGTTTAACTAACATTGTTGACTACACTGGTACAGGACAATTGTCGATTAATGGAGCAGCAACACTAGGTGATGCAACATATCAATCTAATCATGCTATAAACGGTAGTGCAACATTTAGTAGTAGTACTAATTCACTAGTAATAGATGGTTCTGAAATAAAATCACAAGGTGGCATAACTGTACGTTTAGATACCGATGTATCCGGCGGCGCAAATGAATACTTTAAAGTAGTTAATCAAGGTAACACTGAGTTGTTTAGTGTTAATTCAAGTACGGGTGTTGCTAGATTTGCAAGTGCATTTAGTTTACCGGCAGTTGATGGAGCATCTAATCAAGCACTTCTTACTAACGGTCTTGGCGCAGTATCCTGGCAAACTATTAGCTCGACAGTTGTTGCAGAAGGAACTAACTTATATTATACACAGTCAAGATTTGACACAGCGTTTGGCAACAAGAGTACTACAAACTTAGGCGAAGGCTTAAACTTGTACTACACTGATGCAAGAGTACAAAGTAAACTATCAAGTATTTCAGGGTCAGTATTGCCGACGAGTAATGGAACGTATGATGTTGGTTCGCAAATTAATAACTTTAGAACAGGTTACTTTAGTGATGGCATAGGTATCGGTGTAACATCAGCTCTAAGTGCTGAAATTCACGTTCAAGGAACTGGTGATCAAGAAATAAGAGCACAGAGTACTAGTAGCGGTGAAGCTGTATTCCAAGGTATTGGCAGTGGCACCGGTAGTGGCGGCAGATTTAAAGGTAATCCTGATACATACATAGGTGGTTCTAACTCTTCAGCAATATACTTTGAAAGTGGACTAGCAGAAGTAATGCGTATGAACGCTAGTCAGTTTATTGTAGGCGGCGGAACATTTAGTAATAGTGCAAATCGTGTAATGATTAGTACTAGTGGTGATATGCAATTTGGTACAAATACCACAGCAGCACGTACCGTACAGTCATTTAGAAATATTAACGGAGAAATTGGTAGTATTTCAACAGACGGTACTACAACAGCATTTAACACAACATCAGATTATAGATTAAAAGAAGAAATTGGAAGTATTGACGATGCAGTAGAACGTGTTAATGCACTACGTCCAGTTAAATTTACATATCTAGCAGACGAAGGCGAGTTAGTACATGACGGCTTTATTGCTCATGAAGTTGACGAAATTGCTCCTCGTGCAGTATATGGTGAAAAAGATGCAGTCGAAGATGACGGTCGTATTAAGCCACAGCAGCTAGATCATAGTAAATTAGTACCATTATTAACAAGTGCATTGCAAGATGCGTTATCTAAGATAGAAAAACTCGAAGAGCGTCTATCAAAGTTAGAAAACAAATAAATACATAGAAGAATAACATTTAGGGGTCCAACAGAAAATGGCTTATACAATCAACAGTTTTACAGGAGTCAATAGTGATGTCACTATTGAAGACGGAACAGTTAACCAATCGACAGCATTAAGATTTATTGGTAAGAACTATGCCGGATACGGCGAATTACAAAACGAGAACTTTTACCACTTGTTAGAAAACTTTGCAGGAACAGGTGAACCTGCTCGTAAAGCAATCGGCATGTTATGGTATGATGCTTCGGAAAATAGAATAAGATTTTATGACGGACAGCGATTCCGTCCAGCATCTGGCGCTGAAGTTTCAGTTACTCAACCAGAAGGACAAACTGCTGGTGATTTTTGGTTTGATAGTGCAAACGATCAAGTGTTTGTGTACACCGGAAGTCAGTATGTATTAGTTGGTCCTCAAACTACTTCACAAGGACAAGTTACACAACTTGAAACAGGATTTGCAAAGAGTTCACTTGATGGTTCCCTAAAGCCAGTTGTTAGAGCTTTTGTTGCAGGCGATGTTATCTTTACTGTGTCACAAGAGTCGTTTCCGATTAACACAGCTGAACCTGAAAACATTAATTTAAGTGGATTTGTTGGTAACCAAATTAATTCTGGTATTACACTACGAAATACAAACACAGATGGTATTACTACATCAACTACAAGATTTTGGGGAACAGCTAGTTCCGCTGCAAACTTGGTTGTAAACAATGCACTTGTTAGTTCTTCTAACTTTGTACAAGTTGATAGTCCAGAAATGACAGCACAGTTAAATATCCGTGCTGAAGGAGTAAGTGGCGGCTTAACAATTGGCGCAGCAGATTCTTTTAAGATTTATAACAACAGTAATGTTGCAGCACTAGTAAACTCAGGCGGAACAGATATTTCGTTTGCAGATAGTACAGCAATTAGATTTAGAATGAACGCTAATGTGTTTAGACCAGAGACTGATAGTACTAATGACCTTGGCACTACATCAGTTAAGTTTAGAACAATTTATGCTGATACGTTTGATGGTGTTGTTACACAATCACAACAGCTTGAGTATAACGGAAATGCTAGTGGTCTTTTTGCTAGAGCACAAGTTGCAGATAGTCCATTAACTATTCCAGTTAGAGACGGCACAGGAACAGTGTTTGCAACAACATTTAATGGTGTTTCAACAAGCGCACAGTATGCGGATTTGGCGGAAAAATATACAACTGATCAAGAATATCCAGTAGGTACAGCAATGGCAGTTGGTGGCGAAGCTGAAGCAAAAGCAGCAAACGTAAGTAATTTGTGTATTGGTGTTATATCTGCAGAACCAGCATACTTAATGAACAGCGAATGTGACGGCCAAGCAATTGGTCTTAAAGGGCGTGTTCCTGTAAGAGTAAAAGGCGCTGTAACAAAAGGACAGCCTGTATTTGCCTGGGAAGATGGAGTATGTTCAACTATTACAGGGTTGGCATTAGTTGGAATTGCACTAGAAACAAATAGTAGCGAAGGCGAAAAGCTAGTTGAATGTGTACTAAAGGTATAATCGAACATGGCAAATATTACAGCAGAAAAATTTAATAGATTAAGATCACAAATCTTGAATGTAGTTAACAACAATGACTTTAATCAAAATCCAGAACTTAATATTCAACTAGGCGGGTATGGACAAAGTTTTGTTATTAATCCTGCTGTAACAGGTACAATTATCGGCGAAGCTGAACATAGACAATTGTATGATGCAATTGTGGCTGCTCGAGTTCACCAAATAGGCTCGTTGCCTAATACGTTAACAGCAGTTGACTTTGGTGATGTTATTGGCGACGATGCAACTTATACCCAAGATGCAAACGGCGACCTAGTTGTCGACGATGCATTGGCAGGATATGACGATTTAGAATTAGAAATTCAGTTTGCAAAAAATGGTCTAAACAATGGAATTCATGCGTTGGGATCAAGAAGCCAATATGACAAACTTAGTACTTCAAGAAGTACTAATTGGGGAAATATCGCAACTAGTACGACTATTGATTGCGAGTTTCAAGTAGACTTCGGCAGCGTTGAAAGTGCTAGAAGATTCTGGAATACAGGCGGCGAGATTAGAATAACTGGACAGCATTTAAATACTGACGATCCTAAAAATGTATCATGGCGCGACTTATTTTCAAACTTTAGCTATTACTTAAAGGCCCGCGAAAGTGCAGGGGCAGCATCGCAAATTAATGATGGTTGGTCTGGTTTATCTAATACTTATCAGCAAGTAGGGTATTGGTCTATTTCTACTAATCCTTTATATGCAGAAAACTATGTTACAGTCTCTGCAAAAGTAGATACATCGCTTAATAGCAGCGGAGTTGCTAGATATCTTTACATTAAAGTAAAATGTGTAGATGCAGATGTAGGCGATGGTGATAATTTTAATCCACCTATTCCGGTTGACGAAGTAGTTAAACCTGGAACTGCTATAACATTATCAGAATATCGAGCAGACACTACTTATATTAGCGCACTAACTCCAACAGTGACATTCCGTAACGGCAACACACTTTAATAGGAGACTTAAATGTCAGTAGTAGAATCAGGAAATACGGCATCGGCAGCGCATTACAATAATTTACGAACTCGTGTGATTAATGCAGCGAGTGACTTTGGTATTGATCTTGCTACTATTGAAGTTTATCTTGGAACAACAATGCCTGCAAAGACAGCTGGTGAATCAATTTCTAATGAAGACTACGATAAGCTATTTTTAATAGTGTACTGGTTACGAGTACACCAAACAGGATCTGCTGATGTTGGCCTTCCAAGTCAAGCAAATAATTCTCGGTGGAACGCCGGTGACGCTATCCTAGCAGGTGATGGCTACGAATATGGCACGCCTGGGGTCCCTATACCCACCGGCGCAGGCGCAACTAAAACTGGTAACAATGATTTAGAAGAATCAATATTGGAAGCAGAAAATACCATAGGTGCACACGCTGCTAACCAGTTTAGTCTTACTAATAGCACTAGCGGCACATCTGCAGATACCAGTACTCCGACCTGGGGTGGTGGTACCAATGATAGTCCAGCTGGCGGAGGCGTAGGCGATGAGCTAGCAGGTGATAACTCTCGAGGTATGATACAACGTACCTTTTCTATAGATTTCCCATCATCTGCCGCTAGAGAATCCTTTTTTAAATTAGGTGGCGAAGCTACATTTTACGTAAGAATGACAAACAGTAATGGCGTTCCTCGTACTTCTAATCCAGGCGGCACGAAAGCCAATTGGTGGTATAGGCATTTAAATGTAGATAATCCAATCTCTTTCAAATGTACTAATAGTATTTTTAGTACGTTATCAAATTCCTATCAACAAATTTTTGAAAAGACAGACAGTAACAACGCCTTGTATGCTATGAACAGAACTAGACTATTAATGAGAAAGAACGCTGCTAACACAAGCATAGATGTGCGTGTTAGATGCTATGATTATGATAGGTCATTGACTGCCTGGCCTGATGCTCCTCGAGATGAAGACGTTGGCCAAAGAGTTGCAACATACGTTTCTTTGAAAAGAATTACTGCTGGAACAAATCCATTATTTAACACAGTTGGCAAAAACCCAACAATCAGTGGAACTAGTTGGACTACAAATGCTATTACTGATCAACCTGCACTAGCAGTAGGTCCAGATCCTTTTTCTGCAAGCTTTACCTCTGAAGGAACAAACGGAACTACAGTCAAAAATGTAGGAACATTTAATGTACCTGCAAATAGATGGACAATTACTCTTGATAGTATATTCTCTGCCTCTGGCTTTGTTTCAGGTTGGCTCTTGGGCTCTAGCAAAGGATCATCTGGCAATTGTAGAATTATAATTCGTGACGGGTCGTATTCTGGGACAATTGTATATGATACAGGCATACTATTGCCTTTAGGTTTTTCCGTTCGAGGAACAACGGAAAACGGACTCATTTTTAAAACTAACAGCAATTCAAGAACATATTACGTGCAGTTTGAATCAACTGAGGCAGGCGGCCAAACAACTATGTCTTTAAGCGTAGACGGCTATTATAACGGACCTGCATAATCCACACTTGACAACTAACTAATTCTGTGCTACTATATAATATAACGTAGGAGTACAATTGTGGACCCAAGACTTAAAACAGTATTAGACGATGTTGATCACATCAATACAATTAATAATCAAAAGCGCCTTGCTAAAGAAAAGTTCTACGAAGGCATAGTTATTTTCTATAACGGCGGCAAGTTTACTATCAACACTGCCTTTGTATCATTTATTTCAACTATTGATGCAACCTTTATTACAGATGACAACGATGTTCCTGTAAAGATAGAAAACATTAATGACTTTCGGAAGTTAGTTACAACAACATATTTTGCTGAAACTGAAAAATATTTTAATGAGTATTCTAAGTTAATATCTTCTTCAAAAGATGTTGAGGATCTTTTGTCTGTATGACTACCGGTGTAATATTTTTTGCATATAACAACTCTGCTGTTGACTATATTAAGCAAGCAGTCTATAATGCTAAATTAGTAAAGCAGCATTTAGGATTGTCAGTTACTATAGTCACTGATAGTGTAAACTATCTTAAAACCACTTATCCGTTTTATATCCAATATGTAGATAATATAATTTATCAAGCACCGGATAAAGTGCAATTTCACCAAAAAAGCTTTCATGCAGGTGAGCATCATAATGTAATGGCAGATTGGAAGAATACTAATAGAGGGTCAGCATATGACTTATCACCGTACGACACTACTATTATACTAGATACTGATTATTTAATTAATAACAGTAATTTTTTAAAAGTATTAGACCAGCCAAATGACCTATACATATATCAGCATAGTGCAGATATATCACACTCGAGAATAATTAAAGGCTTTGATGCAGTGTCAGACGAGACAATAGATTTCTATTGGGCAACGGCAGTTGTGTTTAAGAAAACAGATAGAATTAAAAAATTGTTTAATCTTGTTAATTATATCAAAGAACAATATCATTATTTTAGAACTTTATATCGAATACCGACTAAGATGTTTAGAAACGATTATGCATTTAGTATTGCAATACATATGCTTAACGGTCACTCTAAAACAGAATGGCCGGTTGCTCTTCCAGGAAAGATGATATATTCGAGTCCTGAAGATGACTTGTTGAGTATTAAAGACGGTACATATAAATTTGTTCTTGGTAACAAGTACAGACCTGACAAAGTTAATGCAGTTACAGTAACAGGCACAAATATACACATAATGAACAAGCTTCATTTAAACGACCTAATTGATAAGGAATTTGAAAATGAGTAAAGGATACCTTATCTTTGCACAAAATAATGGCAAAACAGATTATATTGAACAAGCAGAATTATTAAAGGCTAGCATACAAAAATATAATGACATTTGTAATGTTACTATAATCTCAGAATTTGAAACAGACTATGCAAAAGATAGTACTTGGAAAATAGAGAATAGATGGCAAGCTTATAATCTGTCTCCGTACGATGAAACAATTGTACTAGACGCTGATATGTTATTTTGTAGAAACGTTGACCATTGGTGGGACAAGTTTGAAAATTATGATATGTTCTTTACTAGTGACGTATTAACATACAGACAAAGTGTTGTTACTAACACCTATTACAGAAAGACGTTTGTCCATAATAATTTACCAAATATTTACACTGCTTTTTATTATTTTAAAAAGACTCCTACTTCTAAACGTGTGTTTAACGTAGTTGAAGATATTGTAAATAATTGGCAAACATATTATGCACGATATTTAAAAAGTACATTCCAAACAGGACAAAGTTTTGATCTTAACATGGCATTAGCTATTAAAATGTTAGGTCTAGCAAGCGAGACAACTGACGATACAATGGTTCCTAGCTTTATACATTTTAAACCTAAGATACAAGATTGGGATCGTCCATCAGATTCTGTTACTGATAGAATTCCAGTATATTATTTTAAAGATAATCTTATGCTTGACAGTTATATGCTAAATGACATATTGCATTATGTAGAACCAGAATTTGTCACACAAGAAATTAAGGAGTTCTTTAATGGTAGATAGAATGGCCGAACTTCGTAAACACCAACAGGGTCTGCTTTGTCAAAAGTTTTTTGTTTCTCACGATCAAGATGGAAATATTACTAGTGTGTTTGCTTCTTCAAACGCTCAAGATCCTTACACTGTATTAGAAATAGGAAAAGATTTAGCCGAATTATTTCTTACAGGCACAGCACTAACGTCTACGTATAAAGTTGAAAGATTGGGCGATTCTTATATATTACAAAAAGTCTTATTGACTAACAATATTACATCAGATTCTTTGTTTTATAAAGTTCCTAATATAGAAACAAATAGCACTATAATAGTTAACAGCACTGACTTGACTATTAAAATGCCTAGTACGCTAAATGAATCAGTAGTGTTATATATTTGTGCAAAAAACTGTTTTCACATTTTGTACAACACAATAATTTATGATCCTAATATAGAGTTATATTCAATAGGTACAACAAACGAAATTAGTATTTTTGTTCCAGCGCATGTACAAGATTTAGGCATGCAGTATGAGTGATTTTAAATTAAAATTAACTGATTATGAGTTTTATTTCTTAGATCAAGGTAGTCCAAATATTGAAGAAAACTTCTATGATGTAAAGAATAAAATTCCTTGGGTACAACGAGTAACTACTTTGCCTAAAACTAATTACTTTGTAATCACTGATGACGCAAAGCTTCGATCTAATTTCTTAACAACTCCATTAATATTTGATGATACTGTAGTTAATGGTACAGTACATTGGCAGAACAAAAGCACAGTAAACAACCTTAACTATTATACTTCGGGTATAAAGTGGGTAGGGTTAAACAAATTTGAATTTGAATTGCCATCTGTTGGTTCTAGTGTATTCCATGCTGGAACAGCAGAGCAAGCTTACGACAGCGGGTATAAAGAAATTAAAAAAATTCTTGAAGGCAATAATCTAGCAAGTATTTCTGACGCTGACAAAAAGAATGTATTGATATGGAACACTATCGGCGCAGACGTTAAGCACGGAATTGAATGTATTCATGGCGCACATGATGCAACTAAAAAATTCTTAACAGATGACGAATACAAGTCGTTGCTATTAGCTGAACCGTTTACATATTCACAAAGCATTTTCTACAAAACAGTATATAAGAGTCCGCATCGTATTAGCAAAGGCATTAAAGAAAATACAGTTAGTCGATATGATATTGTATTCATAAGCTATAACGAACCTAATGCAGAAGAAAACTGGCAATCTTTAAAAGCAAGATTTCCTAGAGCAAAAAGAGTACACGGCATCAAAGGCATCCACCAAGCTCATATCGAAGCAGCAAAGTTGTGTACTTCACCTATGTTTTGGATTGTTGACGGAGATGCAAAGGTAGATCCTGAGTTTAAATTTACATACAAAGTTCCAGATCATCAATTAGATCATGTACATGTATGGAGAGCAAAGAATCCTATTAATGGATTAGAATATGGCTATGGAGGAGTAAAGTTATTTCCCCGAAAACTCACAATAGAAATGGATACAAGTAAGCCGGACATGACTACAAGTGTAAGTGATAAATTTAAGCCTATGAATTTAGTATCTAACATAACTGCATTTAACACCAGTCCATTTGAAACATGGAAAGGTGCATTTAGAGAATGTGTCAAACTTGCATCTAAATCAATTGATAGGCAACACGATGAAGAAACAGAGTATAGATTAACACAGTGGCAATTTGAAGGTGCAAATCGAAGACACGGAGACTATGCACAAATGGGTGCAAAGCAAGGTCAAGAATACGGCGAACAAAATTCTAATGATACTAATGCACTTAAAAAGATTAACGACTTTGATTGGCTACTAGAGAGGTTTGAACGTGAAAATAAAAGACATTGATATAATTTATCTTAGTTACGATGAGCCTAATGCAGAAGAAAATTATGCAGACTTACTAACAAAGGCTCCTTGGGCAAAACACGTTCACGGTGTTGAAGGTAGTGATGCTGCACACAAAGCCTGTGCTAGATTAAGTGAAACTAGTCGGTTTATTACTGTAGATGCAGACAATAAGATTTATGCAGACTTTTTAGAACAAGAAATAGATTTTAAACAATATCCGTATATGAAAAATGCTGTACTAAGTTGGTGTGGGTATAATGTAGTAAACGGCTTAATGTACGGCAACGGCGGACTAAAGTGCTGGCCCAAAGACATTGTACTCGATATGAAAACGCATGAAGCTAGTGAATCTGAGGATATTGCTTCGCAAGTTGAATTTTGCTGGAATTTAGATTACATACAAATGAATAGCTGCTATTCTAAAGTGTATAATAATGCTTCTGCTAAACAAGCCTGGCGTGCTGGGTTTCGAGAAGGTGTTAAAATGAGCCTTGATCGAGGCACTAAGTTTAGTAGCATTACATTCAGTGAAGAAGCGTATTGGCAAAACTTACATCGATTAATGATATGGCAAATGGTAGGCGCAGATATAACCAACGGAATATGGGCAATGTACGGTGCTAGGCAAGGGTGTTATATGACTAATCTAACAGACTGGGATTATGTACAAGTACGTGACTTTGCTTACTTAGAAACCTTATGGGAAGATGTTAAGAAGCAAATAACGCCTGACAATATTCTTAGCGAGTGTACTCGACTAGGAAAACTGTTGCATCAAACATTACAAATACCAGTAGATCAGGTCTTGTCTGTAAACCAAAGTAAGATGTTTAAATATAGTTATACTAACACAGACAGAACTGGCCAAGGATTTATTGACATTGAATAAACTAGTAAAACGACTTGCACGTAAGCTAAAGATTACTAAAGATCCTATAGATCGCATGACTGAAGTTAAGCAACTTACAGATACAGTCTCGCCTACCTTTTGTTTAGCTAAGTGGCATCATACTACTATATATTTACAGACAGGCGAAACACACAGTTGTTATCATCCAGCACCGCATAAAATTCCTTTAGCAGAAATAGAAAACAATCCAGGTGCATTGCATAATACACTAGAAAAAAAGCAACAGCGTAAGCAAATGCTACAAGGCGAAAAGCCCAGCGGTTGTCAGTATTGCTGGAATATTGAGTGCTTGGGCAAAGATTATATTAGTGATCGTCATGAACGTAACAGCGGCATATACACAAAACAGCGTCTTGCTGAGATTGTAGACAACGATTGGAACTTTGATGTGAATCCAGAATACATCGAAGTTAGCTTTGGTAACGAGTGCAACTTAAAGTGCGGATATTGTCACCCTAAAGCGTCAAGTAGTTTCTATAAAGAAATTGAAAAATATGGTCCGTATAATATGGTTAAAAATCATACACAGCATATTGACAAATTAAATATCTACAAAAAAGAAGAAGAAAATCCTTATGTTGCAGCCTGGTGGGAATGGTGGCCTGAAGTTAGTAAGACATTAAACATTCTGCGTATAACTGGAGGTGAACCATTACTACAAAAAAGCACCTGGAAATTGCTCGAAGATTTAGATAATAATCCTAAGCCGAACTTAGAAATCAATATTAATAGTAATCTTGCTATTAAACCTATTCTTGTAGAACGTCTCACAGCTAAAGTAAACAAGTTAATTAAAGAAAAGAAGATCAAACGATTTAAATTATTCACTAGTTTAGATACTTGGGGAGCACCTGCAGAGTATATTAGAACTGGACTAGATCTAAAAGTGTGGGAAACTAACTTTAACACATGGATGACAAAAACAGATCAGCCTATAACTTTTATGGTTACATTTAATGTATTATGCGTAACTACATTTCAGTCATTGCTTGAAAAGTTCTTAGAATGGAGGGAGCAGTATCAAGATGGATCTGTAAGAATACGATTTGATACTCCGTACTTAAAAGAGCCGTTACAATATGATATGAATATCTTGCCTAAAAGCTTTATATCGTATATGGATTCTCATTTACAGTTTATTGCAGATAATCTAGACGATAATAACGCCAATAAGTTTAGTAAATTAGAATATGAAAAATTTAGACGGGTAGTTGAATATATGCGAACAACAACTTACTCAGAAGAAAAGCTTATTGAAGGAAGAAGAGACTTTGTCGCTTGGTTTCAAGAACATGATATTCGCAGACAGACAAATTTTGCCCAAACCTTTCCTGATTTAAAAGACGTTTTTTGAGTAATACTGATCATTAGGCAAGGGCTTGCACTTAATACTTGCTTGTGATATTTCGATATATCGTAAAAACTCACTAACTGTATAATCGTTATACGCTGCTCGTTTGTAATTGTATTCGAGTACTTCAGTATTCTTCATTGACCATTCTATTTGTTTAGATCTAGTCATTTTGTTTAAGTTTCCACAAACTCTAATTAGTTCTTTCTCTAGCTTGCTCCAGCGTTTAACAATATCGGGTTCAAAATCAAACTCGTAGTCAAACCAATCTGTATAAAGCTTGTATCCTAGTCTTTGTAGATTATAATTTTGCCCAGTTTGTCCCCAAATAATTACAGGAGTTTTTTGTACTATTGGCTTAAATGTCTTTTCACTATAAAATAAGCTAGTTTCACTCCAGTCACTTTGCATAGTTTCAGATGTAAGATTAAACAATACTTTATTATGTAACCCAATACCAAGATCATTTGCCCAGTTAGTTTCAAAATCAGCAGTATCGACTATAAGCGGAGTGTTACTTTGTAAGAATTGGCGCATTGGGTTAGAATATAGGCTATTCCCTTTATAATCATTTTCAGTAACAACGTCATGGCTTAGTAAGCCGTACTTTGCAATGTCAGCTTGATGGAGTCTATAAGAACAGTAGCTTCTCCAAAAGCGATTTCTCCTACTTAAATTTAAATAATATTTCCCATCGTAATATGTATTAAGATTATGTTCTCTGTCTACAACTCGTGCCTTTTCCTTCATCATTTGTTTTTGAAATGTGTCCCAGTGCATTATTTCAATTATATTAATAGGACTACTTCTAGTTGATAGTGTGTTAAAGTATAATCTAAAGTTTGCCTTTTCTCTAAGATTTCCACTAAGAAAGCTAATCATTTTTGGATCGATGTTATTCTTTATTGCACTATTGTATAATGCAATAGCAACAGGCTGATCTTCAGGAGCCCATCCTTCGTGTGTGCCGTCTAGAACAAATGTACATTCTTTATTTCTAAGTTTTTCTAATGCGTCTTCAGTTAGTGTAGAAAATAAATCAGGATTATGTTTATGTGTATTTTGATATGAGTAGAAACAGTGCATTACTGGCATTCTTTCATATTCCCCTTTCTTCATTATTGAAATATGTTTCTTATAATGATGAAATGCGCCAGGCTCGCTGTGACATTCTCTAAAGTAACTGTCGTTAGTAGTCCAGTTTTGTAAGTACTGCATAATTAATTATCCATGTGTATATATTTAAAGTATTTATAGAGCTAATTTATTCATATAACAAAGTCTGATATATATTAAGTAATAAATAACTGCGTACATAACTAAGGATTTAATATGAACATAGGATTTATTGGAACTGGAAAACTTGGAATGCCTTGCGCAGAAGCAATGGCTAAAAAAGGACACGATGTTTCGGGATACGATGTTGCAAAGCGCACTAGTTATGACATAACAATGTTTACTTCTATCGAAGGTGCAGTACAAGGCAGAGATATTGTGTTCGTTGCAGTGCCTACTCCTCACGATCCTTCCTATGACGGTAGAGCTCCAACTGCACACCTAGATCCGAAAGACTTTAATTATGATATTGTAAAAGATGTGTTAGCAGAAGCAAACAAGCATATGACAAAGGATCAATTACTAGTGCTTATTAGTACAGTATTACCTGGGACAACTCGTAAACAGTTTGTTGACCTTACTTTTAATACACGATTTATATATAATCCTTATTTAATTGCTATGGGCAGTGTTGCTTGGGATATGATTAATCCTGAGATGGTAATGATAGGCACAGAGGACGGAAGTAAGACAGGCGATGCAAAGCAGCTTGTGGATTTTTATAAGACTATTATGGAAAATAGTCCTCGCTATATTATAGGAACGTGGGACGAGTGCGAATGTATTAAAGTTTTCTATAATACGTTTATTAGTGCAAAAATTGGCTTAGTTAATATGATACAAGATGTTGCCGAAAAGCAAGGAAATATAAATGTTGATGTTGTAACAGATGCCCTAGCATATAGTGACAAGCGTATTATGGGTCCGCAATATATGACAGCAGGAATGGGCGATGGTGGCGCATGTCACCCACGTGATAATATTGCACTACGTTATATGGCACAGGAACTAGGATTAGGCTACGATATGTTTGATGCTATTATGAACGCTCGAGAAATTCAAGCAGAGAATCTTGCACTTAAACTAGTAGAGCTAGCAAATGAATATAATTACCCTATTTACATTCACGGAAAAGCATACAAACCCGGCGTTGAATATTGTGACGGCAGTTATAGTATATTAGTTGGACATTATTGTAATGAGCATGGATTTGCTCCTACCTATGTTGATCCTATGACAGGCGATACAGAATATCCTAAAGAATCTTGTATAATGTTAATGGCGCATAGTGCTAGTACTACATACAAATATATACAAGAAGAGGGTGATGATACTGATAAAGTATATTGCAATATTCCAGGAGGCAGTATAGTTGTTGATCCGTGGCGCAAGTTTGTATCAAATACAAGCACAGTAATTTATTATGGAAACACTAGACATCAATAATTATCAAGACATACCTTGGGATAATATTACCGAGTTTGGCCAAAAGACCCTCCTAAAGAGCCATCTTTTTACGGTTTCGTGGATCCTGGCTAGATTTTGTAATTATAACTGCTCTTATTGCTGGCCTTACGCTAGATCTAGTACCCCGGACCACCAAGATCTAGAATTGTACCTAAGCACACTAGATAGTATCAAAGCACAGGCTCGTGCAAACGGATTCAAAGATTTCCACTTTAGTTTCTCAGGAGGTGAGCCTACAGCTTATAAATACTTTGGAGAGATCATAGATCATTATTGCAGTGATGCAACACCCGAGTATCAAAGTATCCACATGACTACAAACCTGTCCCCTGGGAGTAAATGGTGGAATAGGTGGATACAATCAACTAATACGTTACAACGTAGAAGTATCACAGCAAGCTATCACGCAGAGTTTGCTAATGAACAAGAGTTTGGAGATAAGTGTCTTCAATTAATGAAAGCAGGTGTGTATGTTACAATCAACCAAGTTATGGTTCCAGAAATGTTTCAAGAACTTTTCGAACGCTTACAACGATTTGCCGCCAGAGGCATTAATGTTACTGTCAAACCCCAGTCTGACCCAACAGCCTCTCATGTGGTACATGGTTACACAGCAGAACAGTTGGACAAACTACAAACAGGATTCCCTCAAAGAATCCCAGACGAATACAAAAAATTAATACCACTATTACAAGTAGAACTTGCTGACGCCCAAGGCAACACTTATTATGTAGATCAAGCAGAACGCTTCAATGCATTTGGCTTTAATAAGTTTAAAGGATGGGAATGTAACGCAGGATACCAAGGATGTGTTATCCGCGGCAATGAAGTCAAGCGCAGCTACAGTTGTCACGATGAACCGTTGGGCACGTTAGACGGCGGATTTGAGCTCTTTAAGGCACCACGTAAATGTATTACTCCTAGCTGTGTAAGTAGTGCAGATAGTAAATTACCAAAGAGAAAAATATGAAAATAGATATACAAGATGTATTATTTTGGATGGATGCTATTCGAAACAGTGAAGATCAGTATCGCACACTAGAAAGTTTTTGGAAAGGGCAAGTTAACAGTAAAGTTTGGCTTGCAGAAAACTTAGTAGGATTTGTGCCTGTCAAACCGTTAGACATTGTGATATACGGTGGTTGGAATGGAGTACTTGCAAGTATATTATTTAACTCTAACATCAACGTAAACAGTATTACAAGTGTAGACATAGATCCCGGATGTGAAGAAATTGCAAACACAGTTAATAAGCGTTATGAAATAGAAGGACGATTCCGTGCAGTAACAGCAGACATGTGTTTTTATAAACCTAAAGCAGATGTAATTATAAACACAAGTTGCGAGCATATTACACAATATCAATATGATACTTGGTTATCTAATCAACCAGACAACGCAGTGTATGTACTACAAAGTAATAACTATTTTCAACACAAAGAACATATACGCTGTGCAATTGACTTAGATGACTTTACTAAAATGAGTAGAATTAAGCCTTACTTGCGTAGGAAGTTGGATACACAATTATACGAACGCTATATGATAATAGGCTCATAAACTGTCTATTTGTTTTTTAGTAATACGGAATATATTCTTTCTAGGGTCTACTTGATACGGTAAGAAAAACTTACCGAGTTCTTTTGATCCCCATATACTAATTTCTTCTAGATTCATATCAACATACGGAGTCAAGTTGCAGCCTTTGTTACATTGAAAATACATAATACTATTATTTGTTTTTAGCAAATTTTTAGAACAATCTTTTAAGAAAAACTTCCATTCACTAACTCCCCAGACATCGACAATATCTTGATGAGGAGGAAATAACCATGTAGACGTTCCAACAGTACTGCGAAAACTAACAACTAGATCAAACTTTTGTTCAAATAAATTATTAACACTAACATTCTTATATACAAGATAATGTTTTGGGTTTATATTTAATAACTCGTATCCCTGTTCGTAACGACTATCCGGATGCCTGCCATCACACGATTGTACATTATGTCCGTACATTTGACTAATATATGGAAAGAATCCTGCACCTGTCCCAATTTCTAGTATATTAAGCGGTAAAGATTTTTGCAACTCTAGTATATGCGCCGAGTTTAACTGTTCACTAATAGTTTCTTGTGCATTAATTAAGTACTTGTTATTACTAGCTTTGCCTATACTAGTGATTAAATCTAATCCGCCTATTTGATCGATGACATTTTCTACACTTAGTTCTTTATGTGCATCTTTAAAGATATTATTTTTATGCCAGGTATAATTATTTTCACATAATGAAGAAATGTATCTGTGTTTATTATAATCAAACTCAAGCTGCATCTTTGCTAATATTTTATCTGCTTTGCTAGATTTATTTCGGTCATTAAATTCTATATTCCAATGCAACGCAAGTTGTATCCACATGTAATCAGGAAACATTGTGTATCCTGTTGAAGCACCTAGCATACTATTCTTTTCATCATAAATTTTGTCTATAACTAATGCTGCATGATTATCTGCTTTGCCTATTGTTTGCATATCTGTCCAAAATTTAGTATCTGTTCTAGGACTAAGAGTGTAATGTACTAAAATAAAATCAGCAATATCGTCAATGGTATGTGCCATCTTATTATTATATGATTTATAATCGTTTTCATTTAATACTTCGTGCAATCTTCTAATACTAGTTACTATAGTATATAACGCATTTGCTTCGAGTGGCTCAACAAATCCACATGTTAGACCAACAGCTACACAGTTTCCTTTAGCAAACGTTTCTAATCTCTCAGGCTTCCATTTAATTAATCTTGGTTCGTTTTTAGGAGTTTTAATTTGTTTTAGAAAATGCTCTTTAGCATCGTCATCGCTAACGTGCTTAGAACTGTAACAATAACCATTGCCCATTCTATGATATAGTGCTATATTAAAGCGCCAGCCGTGTGGCTCGGCAATGCTTTGTGTGTAATTGGCCATCTCGGTTTCAGGGTCGTCATAATCAGTCTGACACACCCAGGCACTATCTATCGGATGGTTGTATGATTTCGTTTCCCATCCTAGAGCATTGACTAATACTCTACTAAACCCAGTACAGTCAATAAACCAATCTGCGGTTATTACAGATCCGTTGTCTAACTCGATTGAACTAATATTTTCTTCTTGTGTATTTACTTTAACAACCTCGGCAATTATGTTAGTAATATTAGGAGCAATCTTAGTCCTAATGTAAGTACCCACAAGTTCTGCATTAATGTGGTGTGCATGGCTGTGTATTTGATTTAACAGATATTCATTGTCTTTATATGGAGAAACATTATTTTCCATATAATGAAACTGCGGACAAAAGTATTGATCAAACCTTTTATACACATTATTTTTCACAAAATGATTTAATATATCTATAGTTCTCACCTGGCTAGTATCTACAACAAAGTCTTCGTTGGCTATATTTTTAGATACGTCTTTGTAAAGATAGTTTGCTGGAGTAGTATAGTTAAAACTAAAATATGACTCGTCGTTTGTACCGCACCAGTTAATAAACTTATTTGCATACTTATGAATAGCACCAGTTTCTTTCATCCAGTCAGTTTCGTCTATTCCAATTTCTTTAAAGAAATCTCGAACGTGCGGAGTAACACTTTCGCCAACTCCGATTATTGGAATAGTTGGAGATTCGACAACTGTGACATTTTCACTGCCGTGATATTTTGCAAGATACGCAGCAGTCATCCATCCTGCTGTGCCGCCACCGATTATTACTATTTTTCTCATCAAATATATTTAGTAGTTAAACTACCAGATAACTTACTTAACTGATAAATTTACAATAAGTACAATACATGTTTACATTTAATCAATTAGAAAATATCCATTTAGAAATTACAAATCGCTGCCAAGCTAGTTGTCCAATGTGCAGCCGTAATATTCATGGCGGCTTAGAAAATCCATTGATTAAAAATCAAGATTGGACTATAGCAGACTTTAAACATATCCTAAGTAACGAAGTATTGCAGCAATTAAAAGGGTTCTACTTTTGTGGAAACTTTGGCGATCCTATTATTAATAATGATCTAATAGAAATGTGTCAACATAGTACAGATGTTAATCCTAATTTGTATATCAGAATACATACTAACGGTGGCGCACGGAGTACAGATTGGTGGAAGAGACTTGCAAAAGCATTACCGCCAGCACACAATGTTATTTTCGCAATTGACGGATTAGCAGACACGCACAGTTTATATCGTATTGGAACTGACTTTAATAAAGTACTAGATAACGCCAAAGCATTTATTAATGCAGGCGGCACAGCAGAATGGGCGTTTATTAAATTTAAACACAACGAGCATCAACAAACCGCAGCAGAAGCACTAGCAAAAACACACGGATTTGCTAGATTTACTTATAAAGATAGTGCAAGATTTGTTGCTACTGAACAGTTTCCGGTTTATGATGCAGACGGTAATACAACACGGTATTTAGAACCACCTACTGGCAGCAAAATTAATCTTATCACACAAGACGTAATTGACAATTATAAAGACATTGTAGCTGCAAGTGAAATTGATTGTTATGTAACCCAGACAAAAGAAATTTACATAGACGCATATAAGAAAATTATGCCCTGTTGTTTCTTAGCAAGTATTCCTTATAATCATGCTGCTGCAAATGATGCTACAAAAACTATTAGATTAGAAATTGAACAACAGTATTCCAATTTAGTAAATGATTTAGGAAATACTAATGCGTTAGTAAATACTATACAATCAGTAATAGACTCCGATTCTTGGCAAAAAGTATGGCACAAGTATTGGGGTGCAGAAAAATTAATCACATGTGCTAGAACGTGTGGTGTAAATAAACTTAGTAAACCCAAAGATCAGTTTATAGACAAGGTAGAATTGTAATGTCAGATTTAGAAAAGTACCAAGCCGAAATAGCAAAAGTAAGCGGCACTCCTACATTTTGTGTTCTGCCCTGGATACACTTTGCTACTCGTCCTAACGGCGATATGCGACTGTGTTGTAGTGCAAACGCAAGCGGAGCAGCAACAGGCGATCACGAAGTAGGACTAGTAAAGATGGATGACGGTCGTCCTGCAAACTTTGGTAAACATACTCCGATGGAAGCATGGAATAATGAATACATGAAAGGTGCTAGGCGTGCAATGCTTGCTGGAGAAGTTCCTGCAAGTTGTACAAAATGCTTTAAAGAAGAAAGCCAAGGTATTGTAAGCAAACGTATTTGGGAAACAGGTACGTGGCATCAAGACGATAATGGTGTAGACATTCCTGAACTTATACGTCAAACAAAAGAAGATGGCACAGTTCCAGAAGCACTAACATATTTAGATCTACGCTTAGGACATACTTGCAATATTAAGTGTGTAATGTGCAGTCCGCATGATTCGAGTAAGTGGGTAGCTGATCATAAAAAGTTAATTCCTGTACTACAAGATCCTGAAGTAAAAAGACAAATGCAATGGGATCGAAAAGAATTTAATAACAAGTGGCATGAGAAAGATACATTCTGGGAAGAAATGTATGCACAGATTCCTAACCTAAGACAAGTGTACTTTGCTGGAGGCGAACCTCTAATGATTAAAGAACACAAAATGTTTATTGAAGAAATACTGCGCCAAGGGTATCAAGATAAGATACTACTACGTTACAATTCAAACGGTTTACTTGTAGATGAAGACTTAATTGAAATGTGGAGCAAGTTTAAAAAAGTTAAGTTTGCAGTAAGCATGGACGCAAGCCACGGTCGCGATGAATATATTCGTTATCCTACTAACTGGGATACTGTAGAAAAGACTTTGCATATGTTAGATAATACGCCTGACAATATCCAAACAAGTTTAGCTACAGCAATACAAATATTCAACGTAAAGCATTTACCTGACTTTATGAAGTGGAAGCTAGAAAGCGGATTTAAAAAGCTAAACAGTGGAACAATGCCAGGTGGTGTACAAATGGGTGGTGGATTGGTTAATATGCACTTACTGTACATTCCAACTTTCCTTAGTATACAAATACTACCAGAACACGACAAGCAAGAAGTTAAAGAACGCTTTATGGATTTTAAAGATTACTTGTGGAAAAACTATAGACAAGACGACGACTTTTGGAAGCACAATCCTTATGGATGGAATCGTTGGGAAGCAGTAATGAATCATATGAACGCAGCAGACAACAGTCACTTGTTACCGGGCTTTAAAGAATATACTAATAAGCTAGATAACATTCGTAACTTAAATGCAGCAACAGTATTTCCGGAACTTTCTCATTTATTATGATTAAGCAAATACAAAATAACCAAGATCCTAATATGGTGCGTATAGAATACATGCCAGGTAATACATGTAATCATAAATGTCATTACTGCTTTCCAGGAAGCAACGAAGGCGATATGAAATGGCCAGATGTTGAACTTGTAAAGAAAAATCTAGGACACTTACTAAAACACTTTGAATCGCAAGGAAAAACTAAAAGTAATATTTTCATTATAGGCGGCGAGCCTACTTTATGGAAAGGATTAGAAGACTTGTGCAAATATCTCAAGAGTAATTTTGACTGCATAATCGAAATGAATACTAACGGCACTCGTAAACCAAATTGGTGGAAAAAGCATGCTATGTATTTTGATCGTGTAGGAGTAAGTGTACACAACGAATATGCTAACATAGACCATTTAATTAACGTGTGTGATATATTATATGACCAAGGCACATTTATTAACGCTGATGTTTTAATGGATCCTAACGATTTTGAAAAATGTGTAGACATTATTGAAAAATTAAAGACTAGTAAATACGCCTGGCCCATTATTGCTAAAGTTGTACACTTTAATGGTATGCATAGATACACTGACACACAGTTAGAATTCTTTAATGATGGCATTAAGAGATATCCTACACAAGAATGGTACGACTCTGCATCAAAGTTACCTAGAACAGAAATTACTATTACTAAAGATAACAACGAAACTATAACAGTTAATAGTGATAGTTGGTTAACTAGGAATAAACTAAATTATTTTAATGGCTGGGAGTGCAATCTAGGAGTAGACTTTTTAAAGATATTTCCTAATGGGAATATTACTGGAAATTGTCAACAATCAATATTAGGTAACCAGAACTTATATGACAGCGAATTTACTAATACCTTTATGCCTAGTATTTTGCCTATTATATGTTCTAAAAATATTTGCGGATGCAGTGAAGAAATAAATTGCAATAAAAGGAAAATAAATGTTTAACACTCTTGAACCGGTTAACCCAAGACAGCAATTTCAAATTGCGTGGGAAAGCACACTTAAATGTAACCTTGATTGTAGTTACTGTGGTGACGGCCACGACAACAGACAGCCGCATCCACCATTAGGTGAATGTTTAGACACTGTAGATTTCATTTGCGATTACATATCAGTTATTATGAAAACTCGAAAGATTAAAGAAGCTAGTCTTAATATCCAAGGAGGCGAAAGTCTTTTTCATCCTAGCATTTTAAAAATATTGCAATACTCAAATCAAAAATCAAAATCATTAGACTGGACGTTGTACATTAATAGCATTACTAATGCAGTAGTAAAAGACAAAGTTTGG